TCTCCCTCTTTGATTCCCTGCTTATATTCAAAAGCTTGAAGACCTACGAATTTCTGAGCAGCTTCACTGCCTATATTCAAGACACTTACTAAATCTTTTAAAGGAGACGGTGCAGCTTGTTGTGTAACTACTTTAGTACTACGCCAACCAGACGGACTAACAGTAGCTTTGAGAGCAGGTTTTTGGAACTCAGTCATATTAAGATTCGTAAGTTGCTCCTATTTGACGACCTCTAGTATACGCACCTAGACCACCGCTCAACGCTTGGAATCCGGAAAGTGCTAGGCTGGGTCTTTGAATTGGTTTAGCTAATGCTATCTGTCTTTGAGTGGTTACAAATTGAGCTTGTTCAAAACCTAAAGTAGCAGCCGTTTCTCCCATTGCTAATTGTTGGGTTATTCTATTTTGAAGACCACCGGAAAGAGCGTATTGTTCATCTATTATAGCATCTACATTCAGACCTGCCATGCCTTGTGCCCTAGCTTTCATACCAGCAGTATCTGTAGCTCTTTTGGTCTTTTCCGATATATCAAACATCTCTTCCCCAGCTGCTTTCAATTCCTGTGCTCTTCTTATATTCATAGCAGTCTGTTCCTGCATGAAACGCTGACGCTCCGCAGCTTGTGCTTGTGCTTGAAACTTAGCTTGTTGTCTAGCTTGCTGACGCTGTCCTGCATACGATACAAGAGGAGACGCTACACCAGCTACCGTTGAAGCACCTATCATACCTAACTGTAAAGTAGACATACCTGCGGTAGTAGCTGCTCCTACAGAACCGAAACCTGCGACTGCTGCACCTATTGCTGGAAAACACATAACAATTACTTCCTCTCTAATATAAATGACAGATAGTTCTCGTACTGACAATCGTTAAACTCAGCCCCTAGCCACTCCAACCATCTAATGCTCAATGTGTTACTACGCATAACAAAGTTAGTTAAGTAATCAAATCCATTCAGTAGTTCCTGCATCCGTTCCTTAGAGTTCTGTAAGAAGAACTTCTTGATACTTGGTAATCTTCTAGTACCTAATAACCAAGCACTTCCGATATTAGTACCGTTGATAGGACACACTCCAAACGAGCAGTATAGATAGTTGCTATCATCCTTTACACTGTAGCACTTGCTGGATGTAGCGTACGACATATACACAGCATCTCTAGGGTGGTGCATCAATCCAAGAATCTCTAACATATCTTCCTCCCGCAGGTCTTCGTACAGATCAGGAGCATCCATATCAAGTTGTGCTTCATCTATTCTAAGCTCCATATCTTCTGCTTCTCGGTATCATCATGGATTCAAACTCTGCAGCTAACAACTTAACTGGCAAGGCAGAACTACTCTTCACTTCGATTGTTACATCGTTTGGTTGTGCTTGTACAGGGAATCTGAAGTGTCCGTCTTGTGGTGTGAAACTGTTAAGTGTTAAGTCAGCACCTAGTATATCAGGATTAAATGCGTAGCTGTATGTATCTCTAAACTTAGGAGTTACTTCCACAACAAAGTGTCCGGTCTCTGCGTAGTTCAAGCTACCGCTACGAATCGTTTGGAAGGTGTAATCAGACGCACTACGACCTCCTCTTTCTGTTGGTTGCTTCAGTGTTTGATCTGAGAACTTGTACAACATATTGTACGGGATACCCGCAAAGAATGGAACAGATGTTATATCTCCACTAACTGTACCTGCTGTAGCTGATGTTCTAGTGAATGCATACTTGTGTCCAGCTTTACTAAATACTTCAACATCTACTGGATCGTAAGGAAAGTCACTGATCGTAGTAACACCGCCACTGAAGCTAGTGCTTAGTATAGTATCACTGCTATCTATCCTACTGTCTAAACAGATAGTATAAGTTAAGTTCTCGTCCTGTAGATCATTCTCTAGTGGTAGTACTTCTAAGTAAGTGGATGTAGTATCGTTAGTTACCAAGTGTAAGTTAGACTCGATAAAGTCCAATCCGATAACATCTCTACTAAGTGTGAACTTCTGCCAGGCTGATTGTATCTTCTCTTTGCCTTGCCAAAAGAACTTGTACACAAATATCTCTTTTCTGTTCTGATTGTTTACTAGTGCTAATACATTCTCAACAGAAGTACCCGCCATAGCTATAACATCCGATTCTATGTAAGTAGGTACTTGAGCTGTTACTTCTGCTGCATCAAAAATATTAGTATCGTTATCTACAAAGTACTCAGTAACTCCTGCGTATCCGTTCCGTTTAAATGGGAAGTATACATAGTTATTCAGTACGATTGGACGAATCTCTGGTGTAGAATTGTATTCAGTAGCTGGTGTTATACTTACCGTCTTAGGTGTTAACAAGTCAGTGCCTCTAAGTACGAACTGCGTATTCTCAGAGAACAACAATAACTTCTCTTGGAATGGTACAGCGTGTTTAAGAACTGATACTCTTGTGTGACTGACTCCTACATCTATACGAGAACTGTCTAACAGCTGTAGTACAGTAGCCCTCCAAAAGTTAAAGAACTCATCTGCTTCACTGAACACAACACTATCGTTAGTCAGTATACCTAGACGATTCTTAAAGAAGAACATATCATTTATCTTACTACCTACAAATGTAGGAGCTGGATTCGTGTCGTCGTCTCCTACCAATCGGTCTGACCAATCAGCAACATCTAATGTCCAGTTGTTAAAGGTAGCATCTGGTACTAGCTGTAGGGGCATAGTGTTAGCGTTGATCTCAGTCTTTACACCGTATCCTACATCTTCTACCCAAGTACCTTCTCCGAAGTCATTACCGTCTTTTGTTTGAAAGATAACATAGTAATCATCTTGGACCAACTCTGTATCTCCTTTTACTTTTACTCGGAAGTTATTAAATGCTTTAGCTGGTAGGTCTGTAATATTAGATACTTCTTTATATACTAACCCTAATCCTTGATCTGCTAATCCATCGTTGGTGTGTATCCGAAAGTCTTCAGTAGCTGTCAATTTTATAACAGCATCTTGTCTTTCTACCGTACCATTGAACGCAGCAACCGTTCCTAATACAGCTGTTGCTGTTGCTACATTACCTCCAGACGGTGGATTAGCTATAGTAATAGCAGGAGCAGAAGAATAGTTACTACCACCGTTGGTTATAATAATAGCTGTCACATTACCTCCTGTACTAACCGCAGCAATAGCAGTAGCACCTGAACCTCCTGTACCTGTATTATCAAAAGTAACAGCAGGTGGATTAGCTGGGTCGTAATTGTTACCAGCGTGTGTAACAGTAGCGGAAGCTACAAAGTCAGCAGTACCTCCGTTGTTTAATGCATCGTAGAGTTGCGTAGCTATAACAATCGTATCTGCATCGCTACCTACGCCTCCTACGCCATCTCCACTTGTTATGTCAAAAGCTTGTTCTACATCATCGCTTGTATCAAACTCACCGTCTGTTCCTGCAAAGATAGTGTGTACAGCGTATTGCTTATCGTAGTCTCCCAGCTTAACAAATACTAAAGCTTCGTAAGCAAGTGTAGAACTAACTGTACTACCTAATGATACTGTCTGTTCTTTGTTAGCTATGAATGTATAGTCTGCAACGGTCAGAGCTTTAACATCAGTACGGGGAGTAGTAACATTGTTGAGGTAGGACTGAGCATTAGCTGATATACTAACTGTCTTTTCAGTGCCATCACTCAGATCAAATAAAGATATATCATTGTTATCTATAACAGCAGCGAACTGATTATCGTCGTCTCTGTCTATAAAGTGTACAAACGCATCGTTGCTTACTTTACTTGTGAACAGCTTGCTTGTGTGTCTTGTATTAGGACGCTTTACCAATCCCTCTACAACAGTAGCCCAAGCATTGATCTGCTCATCACACTGTCCAGGATAACGAAGATTGTCAGGCTGCTGCGATACGCCCTGTGCTAGGTTAGGTACACTGTTTACTAACAGAGGCATGTCGCTTATCTATCTAATACTCTTAGTACGCTGTAGTGGTCAAAGATAGTTCTGTCTGCATTCTCAGAGTCACTATCGATAGCACGGGCTTTAGCTTCTATCTCGTCTCTCAAAGCAAACCCTTCAATCTCTCTACTGCCTAAGAATCTGTTAGCAAAGATACGAGCTGCTTTAACTGTGATGTAGTGTCTGAACTGCTCAGGCATATCTGTAAACGCTAACTCAAAAGTAAGCGAAGCTTTCACTTCTTTCGTCCAGACATCCGTGTGATTCTTTCTATCGTATAGAGTAAGTCCACGCTGTACTGGATCGCTGTCTGTATAAATTTGTGGGTCTAAGTCTACCTTTAGTGTGTTACTAGGTAATGTAATCTTAGATGTGGAAGCGTCAGGAGTAAGAGTGTATTCATGTTCTGTATTGAAGTGCCAACCCTCTGACTGTATGGCTTTACTGGTTTCGTCCAGCACTGCTTCCGCTTGTACGACTGTTACTGGAACTGCTGTTCCTCCTAATGTATTTACTGGTGCTTCTCCAATAACGGAGATCATCGTGTTTACTGCATTTAGTTTAGTCGTAAGTGCCATAGCTATATAAAAAAGTAATCCCGATGGAGGGAGCGGAACGAATCACAGACCTCCCAACACCGAGAGAAAACAGGGTTAAGCTACTAATTCGATAGCACACTCAGGACGGAGAACTCCGTGACCCATAGCATACTTAGCAACAAATAGCGTACCTTGACGCTCGATCTGATACTCAGATTCGGTAGCAAGATCAAGCAACTTAACGGTTCCGACAGCAGCGGAGTGGGAAATAACACCCAAGCTGTTGCTGAAGTCACCATTGTATCCGACACCACTAGCACCAAACACATCGTTAGCAGACTCACCGTCTCCAGTAGAAGTACCGCTGAGGTCAGTTGATGGAATGTGGTTGGATTTATAGATGCTGATACCAGCGATTTGTGGGATCGATCCAGTAGCAAGACCACCTTGACCTCCGATGTCAGCGTTAACTGCGGAAGTAAGGGAGAAGCTGTTGGAAGCGTCAGCACCAGTGATCAACTTGTAGTAGTCAGCAGGGCGAAGAACGCAGAAACGACCGTCGCTAGGAACATCGTTTTCGTCAAGCTTTTGAGCAGCGGTGAAGAATGCAGCAACAAGATCAGCACCAGTGATAGCAGCAGGAGTACCTGGTACATCTGGAGCGGAGAAGTCGTTGTTAGCAACATCAAGCTGTCCGCCTGTTTTGTTAACTTGGGACAAGTTGGTAGCAGAACGAGCAGCAGCGATGAACACTTTAGCAATAGCAGTGTCAAAACGAACTGCAAGAGCTTTACCTAACTCGTTAGCGTATACTGAACGAATGTCGTAGTGATTCTTTACATCGTCGATGTTTGACAAGAAAGTAGAAGCAACAAGCATCTTATCGATGGTGATGATCTTCTCAGTTTTCTTGATGTCGCTGAGGTAGCTGTTTCCAGCGTCAGCAATGTTTTCACCAGGAGTGTGGTAGTTAGCAGAAGCGATACCTGTTACAGGGAACTGTGCTGATTTACCAGA